ACAACCGATACCTAATTGCTCCACCAATCTTGAAATATTTACAACCTTGTTTAAGTGATCGATCACGCTCCAGTGTTGCCCCGCTCACACCCCAACGACGCTCAAGATATTCTTGGTCCACAAATACCGGCTCTTGTTTATCCATGATTCTTCTCCTTTAGCTTGGCTTCGACTGCCGCAACAACATCTCCAGACAACCAACATTCGTAAACTTCACCAGCAGTCAGCCCAACCCATTCGCCCCATACGCCTACCTCCCCGACTCTGGCTAAGTCATGTTCTTGTTTTCCCGTTTCATCGACACATTCTTGGCTCGTGTTGTCGGCATCGACAAGTGCTTGGCGCAGTGTAGCTATTGCCTGCTTCCTACTAATCAGACCCGCATGAGTCGCAGGATTGCTCTCAAGCGCATCAAGCGCCATTTGCATAGCTTCTCTGCTCATTGCATAGCCCCCTTACTCATACTGCGAACATAGAAGTGAATCTCAATAGCTCGATGCAGCTCATGCTCATCAACCCCTGCCTGCTCGCATAGGATGGGGAGATAGGCAACATGCCTTGCCAGTTCTTCCTGCCACTTATCAATCATGGCTTGGGTTTCAATGTCTTTTAATTGCTTCTTACTCATTTGCTTGCCCTGTGTTGGAAGTTTTCATGGACACCTTCAGCAAACCCGAACCTTTTCTTGCCAAATTCTTTCTCAATGCGCTTATCTGCTTCAGTGGCTAACTTCAAAAGGCTTTCATAGCCACACACTCGAAAAAGTGTCTCTTCATACAACTTAATTGCTGTGTGATAGATCAAGGTTTGGTTCATCTGATCATCATCCATCTCTTTAACTTGCTTTTCATAGTGCTCGATCAGCAGTTCATAGGCTTTAATGGTTAGGCTTTCCTTCATGATTGGGACTCTCGCGAGGGTGTGTAATGCGACCAGGTGCGGAAGGCTTTGTGCTTTCGCATGGTCTCCAGGCACTCGGTTGAAGGTGGCTTCCAGCCATGCTCACGCCAGACTTGATCGACGGGTCGGAACCATCGATCTGGCGCAATTTGATGATCGATTAAATCGATCCATGAAGGCATTTGACGATCTTCCATGTAGGTTGACTCCAGTAAAGGTAAGAAAACGCCTCAGAAGCCGTTTTAATGGCTTCTAGGGGCATTGCTAGCGGGTTAGTTGGCTAACTTGAATGTGGCATAAAGCCAGTAGCATCGACTGGAT